GGGGGTCCTGTTATTGGTATTCGTAGAGTATTACCTGTTCCTAATTTTAATGCATTTCAAACTGGATTCTTTAATGAAGAATTTCAATTACGTTTACAAGATTTAAATACATTTACTGGTTCATCAATGATTAATTGGTCAATGTCTTTATCAAATTTTTCAATGGTTGATTATTTATTTACTGTTTCTGCAACAACACTTTTTAATCGTAAACAAAATAAATTATTTTTAGAAACTGATTGGGATAATAAATTTGATGTAGGAGATATTCTCGTTATTGAATGTTATCGTATGTTAGATCCTACACAATATACAGAAGTGTATAATGATATATTTCTTAAAAAATATTGTACGGCATTGATTAAAAGACAATGGGGAGAAAACTTAAAAAAGTTTGAAGGAGTGCAACTTCCAGGTGGTGTTACACTTAACGGCAAGACAATCTATGATGAAGCTATAGATGAAATTAATAAGATAGAAGAAGAAATGAATCTTAAATGGGAACTTCCACCTGATGGATTTATAGCATAATGCCAACTAATTTATATTTTAATAACGTAACATCTCATGCAGAACAAGAGTTGATTAATGAGTTAACAAGTGAAGTAATTAAAATTCATGGTATGGATGTATTTTATATTCCACGAACTATTGTAAAAGAAGATTTAATTATTGGTGAAGATGTTTTATCTAAGTTTTCTACTGCTTATGAAATAGAGATGTATCTTAAAGGAACTGAGGGGTTTGGTGGTGAAGGTGATTTGGTTAGTAAGTTTGGTTTGGATGTTCGTGATGAAGTTATATTCACAGTTCATAAAGATAGATTTAATTTAATAACATCTATGGATAAACCATTGGAAGGAGATTTAGTTTTCTTACCAATAAATAAAGGACTTTTTGAAATTAAGTTTGTTGAACACGAACAACCTTTCTATCAATCTGGAAAGAATTATAGTTTTGATATAACTTGTGAGTTGTTCCAATATAGTGAAGAGCAAATGGAAACCGGTATTGAAGATGTGGATCAAATAGAAAGAGATGAATCTTATGCGATTGACCTTGTTATGTCTACTGGTGGTAGTGGGGCATTTACTGTTGATGAAGCAATTTATCAAGGTGCTAATTTAGCAGCTGCAACTTTCAAAGGAATAGTTGTTAGTTGGAATGCTACAACTAGAGTATTACGAATTAATGACACTTCTGGTAATTTAGGAGCAGTGGCTACTACTGGTGATACAAGTGGTGCTGTATGGTCATTATCATCTATTACTGATCCGACAGGTAAGGCTGACTTAGATCAAGTATTACCTACAGATCCGAATGCTGATAACTTGGAATTTGAGATAGAAGCAGATTCAATTCTTGATTTTTCAGAATCTAATCCTTTTGGAGATGTAAGGTAATATGTTTGGTACTTATTTTTATAATAAAAATATACGAAATATCGTTATTCTTTTTGGAACAGTATTTAATGATATAAGTGTAAGACGTACAAATGCTGCTGATGTTGTTCAAGAAGAAATTAAAGTACCTATAGCTTATGGTCCTGCTGAGAAATTTTTGGTAAGATTAAGAGAAGCAACTGATATAAGTAGAGGAAAAGTTGGATTAACTTTACCAAGAATGTCATTTGAGTTTACTGCTATTAATTATGATTCAACCAGAAAGTTGACAACTACAAAACAATTTAAAGCAGTTCATGCAACTGATTCAACAAAATTAAAAAGAGTATATACTCCAACTCCGTATAATTTTGATTTTACTTTAAGTATTATGGTAAAAAATTCTGATGATGGAACACAGATACTTGAACAAATTTTACCATACTTTACACCAGCATATCAAGTAACAATGAATGAACTGAGTACAGTTGGAATTAAAAGAGATATACCAATTGTCTTTACTGGGTTAGCGACTGAAGATACTTATGAAGGAGATTATCTTACAAGACGAGCCTTGATACATACATTAACTTTTACAGTTCAGGCATTTCTCTACGGTCCGGTAGATGATATTGGTATTATTAAAGAAGTTGATGTTTATAAGTATGACCAAACAACTCAGGCTGCATTAGCAGCTGCACTAAGAATTAAAGCAAGTAGTACAGATATTAAACCAGATCCGACAACAGCTGATGCTGATGATGATTACGGATTTACCACAACTTATACGGAGGGGATGTATTAGTTACAGTACAACAAGCAGATAATACACTTATTGGTACATTTACTTTAGTCACAAAAGGAGTAGAGTATGTAAAGAAAGATTCTCTTGATGAAATGTTTGCTGGTAATGCTGCTGTAAAATTTGCTAATGTTCAAGTGTTAGGATAAAAAATATATGAAAAAAACAACTGTTGAGAAATTAAATAAAGTATTGGATGTTACAGGTGACTTGATACCAGTTGAAAGAAAACAAAAAGCACCAAATGTTGAAATGATTGAAACTGATTTAACTTCTGATTATGATTTTTCCAGAGAACAATATCATAATTTAGTTACTAAAGGTAATGAAGCTCTTGATGAACTATTAGCTGTTGCAAAAGAATCAGAGTCAGCACGAGCATATGAAGTAGCTGCTATGTTGATTAGAAATTTATCTGATACGACAAAAGAACTTTTGCAATTACAGAAAACAAAGAAAGAGATTGAGAAAGATGTTAAAGATCCTCATGTTGTAAATAATTCTTTGTTTATCGGAAGCACTAAAGAACTTCAAGATTTATTACTTGAGAAGAAAAAAATATGAAAGACAATAGAGAAGATTCATATTTAGGAAATCGTCTATTAAAACCAACAAATGTTCCCCAACCATTTACGAAAGAAGAAGTTGAAGAATATGTCAAGTGTCGTGATGACATTGTTTATTTTCTTAAAAGTTATGTAAAAGTTATTCATGTTGATAAAGGATTAATACCTTTTGATCTTTATGATTATCAACAAGATTTAATTGATACTTTGGAAAATCATAGATATGTTATTGTAAAGAGTGCAAGACAGTCTGGTAAATCTGTAACAAGTCTTGGTTATATTTTACACTATATATTATTTAACAAGACAAAGATTGTTGGTATGTTGGCCAACAAAGCATCTACATCCAGAGAGTTACTTGGTAGATTGCAGACTGCTTATCAACATTTACCTAAGTTTTTGCAACAGGGTATTGTTGAGTGGAATAAAGGTAATATAGAATTGGAGAATGGCTCCAAGATTATAGCATCTTCAACATCTTCATCTGCTATTCGTGGTTACAGTTTTTCATTGTTGTTCTTGGATGAGTTTGCTTTTGTACCAAGAACGATTGCTGATGCATTTATTAAATCAGTTTATCCAACGATTTCATCTGGTAAAGATACTAAGATCATTATGGTATCTACACCTAATGGTTATAACTTGTTTTACAAGTTCTGGAATGATGCTGTAGAAGGAAATAATCAGTTCAAGACATTCAAGATTCATTGGACTAGTATTCCAGATCGAGATCAAGATTGGCGTAAAAAAATTATTTCAGATATTGGTGAAGAAGCATTTAGACAAGAGTATGAAGCAGATTTTCTAGGTTCTTCTAATACTCTTATATCGTATGAAAAGCTGCAAGAGTTATCATATAGTTCACCGATATGGTCAAAAAATAATCTGGATGTTTATGAAGAACCAGAGATGAATCATGCTTATACGATTACAGTAGATACAGCTCGTGGTCAAGGCTTAGATTATTCTACTTTTTGTGTATTTGATATTACAGAAGTTCCATATCAAGTTGTGGCAAAGTATCGTGATAATATGATTGCGCCGCTACTCTTTCCAAATATTATAAATAATATAGGAAAGAAGTATAATGATGCCTATATTTTGGTGGAAAGTAATGATATTGGAGCACAAGTAGCTGATGTTTTACATCATGATTTAGAATATGAGAACTTACTTACTGTAGCATGGTATGGTCGCCACGGCCAACAACTTTCAAGTGGACATAAAAAAGATATAGCTTATGGAGTACGAACAACTAAGAATGTTAAAAAAATAGGTTGTTCTAATTTAAAAAGTTTAATTGAAGAGGATAAGTTATTTATCCCTGATTATGATATGATTTCTGAATTAACAACTTTTGTAACAAGTGGAGATACATTTGGTGCAGAAGAAGGTTCCAATGATGATTTAGTTACAACATTGGTTTTATTTGGTTGGGTTGTAGATCAACAATATTTTAAAGAATTAAGTAATTTGAATATTAGAGAAAAGTTGTATCAAACAAAAATGGATTCGATTGAAGATATGACAATTCCTTTTGGTATTATTGATGATGGATTGGATGATGAGTATGAAGAAATGCCCGATGGTACAAAATGGGAAAAAGTTCATACAGATAATTATTAAAAATCTATATCAATATTAGAAATGTAAAAGGAGAAAACAAATGGCTTTTCAAGTATCCCCCGGTATTAATATTACCGAACTCGATTTAACGACTGTTGTACCAAATGTAGCGACAGCTATTGGTGCAATCTCGGGTGCGTTTCAATGGGGCCCTGTAATGGAACGTACATCAATAACAACTGAAAACAATTTGGTTGATGTTTTCGGTAAACCAGATGATGTAACAAAATGTTATTTTTGGTCAGCAGCAAATTATCTTGCATACTCTAACAATCTGATTGTTACAAGAGTTGTAGGAACTGGAGCTCTTAATTCAACTATTGGAGATAGTGCTCCGACAGCCGCAGGTAAATTAATAAAAAATGCAGAAGATTATGACGCCGCAACAATTGTAAATGATACATTATTTATTGCTAAATATCCTGGGACATTAGGTAACAGTTTATTAGTAAAAGTGATTGATTCTAATGCATGGGGTGACACCACAGTTAATGCAGATTTTATTGCAAACTTTGATGATACTCCCGGAACATCAACTGATGTTGCAAATGCTGGTGGTTCACAAGATGAGATGCACGTTATTGTAATTGATGAAGATGGTTTGTGGACAGGAACACCTGGATATATTTTAGAAAAATGGGCATATGTAAGTAAAGCATCTGATGCAAAACGACCTGATGGTTCAAGTAATTATATTAAAGATGTTTTGCGTAATGAATCAAAATATGTATGGTTGGGTGATGTAACACAACTTACTACATTATCAGCTGCGGCAGGTACTGCGGCTGGCCAACCAAAAGCTAGTGCAACATTTCAAACTTTTGATAGTTCAACT